TAAAATCTTGCGGCCCTCAATCTTGTACATGACCTGGCTGTCATAGGCTGCAATCTCATTGTCCACGTTGCTGTTCCAAAACGACAGCACCCGCAAGCAATACGGGTCTGTGGGCATCGTGTATTGGTACGAAAAGCCGAAGGCAGGTGCCACGGAGTCACGGGCAATAGAAGCACGGGTAACTGCCGTATTCCAAGGGTGAGAGCGAAGGACCGCGTCGCGCACAGTGTTAAACCTGCGGTTACACAGTCGGGCTTCTTTCGAGTTTTCGGTGAGAGACGTAATGGTTGCCGCACCGAGCAAGTCCATCGCCTCGTTACAGATGTCCACTACGGATGGCATTACTTTACTAACCTTTCCAACTTAATCAGAGCGCCCTGACTGGTGTTTTTGTCGCCGCCGCTGACTGTCTTGCCCGCCTCTTTGGCTTCCTCGACAAGAGCTTTGAGCTTGTCTGTGGGCAATATTATCACAGTTTCGCCGTCAATGATAAATGCCCAGAAGTCTGCCTCTGTCTTGTCTATGCCAGATGGCTTGCCCCTAGAAAAAAACTCCACAAACACTTTGCCGGTTCGTGAAGCTTTGAAGTCTCGCTTAATCTCAATTTTCTGTGATTGCAACAGGTCTGCCAACCACCCCTCCGCCATTTGCCCGACCTTTAAGTCGTAGCGAAAATCACTGTTAAACTCCACTCGTCCATCCCCCGGAGCAGGAGTGAAAAGGGGGCGGTTGCCCGCCCCCTCAACAGTTAGTTTACGACGTACTCGATGATGAACGAGAGGTCGCCGCCAGTGTCACCGGCTGCATCGAACAGAAGTCCGATGTAGTAGTAACCGCCTGGGTCAGACGATGCGCCTGCATCTTCCCAGACCTGCTGGCCCATTGCGTTGATGTTGCGGGCTTCAAACGCAACCTCAGTGCCGGTGGTAACGGCAGCGCGAAGGTCGGTGATAGCCGACGCATACGCATCATCGTTAACAGCGACAGCATCGGTGTTGTAGATGCCGACATCGCAAGTGTTGGTCGAGCCAGAGTCAAGGTCATCGTTGAACAGCTTGATGCTGGTGATGCTGGCGTTGGTCGGAACCGGCGCAAGCATCACAGTGTCAGTTGCAGACAGGTCGCCAGCCGCAAGAGCGATGGTTCCCTGTGCTACACGCTTAACACCGTGCAGTTCATGGGCTGCGTTCATGACTTGAGGGCTGGCCTCGAAGTTGGTCACAAGAGAAGTATTTACGTTAGCCATTTGTCATTCTCCTCTTAGTCCGGGGTTTCGTCACAGTTGACCTGAACGACCTTGGCCTTCTCCATGCGCACCGCGCCGATGCTCATGCAGTAGTACACCTGAGTTGCGTAACCCTTGTCGGAACGCTCGTCGATGCGTGCAGATACATCTTTGCCAATACCCAGAGTGATGCCATCCTCGGCCCAAGCGAAACACTTGCGAACGTCACCAGATGCAGCAGTTTCTGCGTCATCAGTGGTGCCCAGGCGGTTGGTCATGATGAACTTGAAGCCCATGAAGGTGTCGAGTTCGCCCTGTACCAGAGCCTTTACAGTGTTGAAATCGCTCGAAGTTACCGTGGTGTCAGCCAGCAGATTCTGAATCTGGCTTGGACCAGCGGCAAAGTAACGAGGAATCGACGGGTCAACGTCACCGCGGTCAAGCAGTTCCTTCGCCTCACGCAGCTTTGCGAGGGTCAGGTTGGTGTTGCCGTTTGCGATGTAGTTGTCGTCAGAGGAGCTAAATGCTGCCTCGGTGGAGCTACCGGTTTCGCCAGTGGAGGCTGCACCGAGAGCGGCTGTGATAACAACGTCATCCATTGCACGACCCATAGCTGCTGCTGCGGCTTGTGCGTAGGACGAAGTCGGGTCGATGAGCATACGGATTTTGTCCTGGTCATCAATCAGGTCAGCATACTCGTAGTCAGCCAGGCTCAGACGACGCCGCTCATGCGGTGTGTCAAGCTGGGGAGTGTCGGCATGGCGGGAGGTGCGAAGCTGCGCCGTCGCCAGACCGATTTGGTCGATAAAGGCATTCTTACCAACAACATTCTCGATGCGCACTGCGTCACGCAGACGGGAACCCATCTGCTGTGAGAGCATCTGCACGTTTGCAGAATACTGTTGCACAAATGCCGTAGTTACTTGAGTAGACATTAGCCTACCTCCTTCTCTACAGTTGCGTTTACAGTAAGTTGCGGCGTGCTACCCTCACGGACACTCCTAGCTTTTCTGGCCTGCTTGCGGCCTCCGTCTTTCCGGTTGTCAGCAGGACGGGCTTCCCCGCTACCCTGCGTCACCCACCCGTAGTATTTGTCTGCGAGTAGATGCGGATTCAAAACATCTCTTTGCGTACCATACTCAAGGGCAAGGCGCAAACATTCTAACCTGATTTCAGTGACATCATCCATGGAGCATTTCCATTAGCTCTTGGACGCGGTCGATGGCCTGCTGCCTGCCGACCACATTCTTGCGGTCAGTGTAAACGGCAGACGCCATGATGCTTTCAATCTCGGCCTGTGCTTCACGGCGAGACAGAGTGCTGCTGATTGTGCTGTCAGCAACTGTGTCTTCGCTTGTCACGCTGGAGCGGAACTCTGCCATGTTGGCGAAAGCCTTGATGAAATCCGGGTGGTTGCCAACCTTGGTGCCATCAGCCAAACGCATCTCAAGCAATTCGTTGCTGCCAAACTGCTTGGCAATCTTACCTGCGTCTTCGATGCGGGCATCAAACTCGTCACCCCACTCTTTGCGCAAAGACATCTCGGTTTGATTGCGCTGCTGGCTTTCAGCGGCCTCGCTCATGCTGCCGCTTTCCTGCACCATGGCCCGGTAATATTCAAGCACACCATTGGCTTGGTCGGGTGTCAGGCGCAGGTTATGCGCTACATCAGCGTAAGACTTTGCAACATCTTCTGTCACAATGTTGCCATCAACGGCAATCTCGTAGCCGTCTGCGCTTTCTGGACGGCCAAGGCGGCTGTAGATGTTGTCCAGGTCTTCGGCTGTTGGGTTGGCTGGTATTGGCAGCTTGTCTGCGCCAATCAGGCGTTGTGCGTTTACATAAGAACGAGCGAGATTCTCGACATCCTTAATCGGCCCCAGGCTTGGGTGGTCACGCAATTCCTCCGGAATAGTGGATAAGAAATCGTTACCAGACCCGCCCTGTGCAACCTCTGCCGGTGTTTCCAGCAGGGAGCCTTCAGGCTGGGCTACCTGTTCGACTGCTTCTTCTGACATAGTTACTCCTGTGTCATCATGTTGTGAATGTGAAGCAGGACAGCGCGTTTGCCCTCTTCAAATGCGGTGGCATTCGCATCGCCAGCCACATAGCTGGACGCCCTCCAGTTCGCGCGGGCCTCCAAATCATGCAAGACCTTCTGACCGCCCTCGGTCTCAAAGGTCTCTTTGTACATATGCTTCAGCTTCTCAATGTCCTTCACGACTGAACCATCCTCACGGCCTGTGCGGCCTGTGCTGTTGTGTAAACATCTTCTTGGTCACGCTGGCGCTGCATGGCTTCTGCCTCTGCCTGCGCCCGTGCTTGGCGGGTCTCATCCACCTCACGCTGAGAGCGCAGTGTGGACTTAGGCACACCAAGCGAGTCGGTGACATGCTGCACCAACCCGTCAGGGTCAAGGTGGTCACCAACCGGCAGGCTTTGAGCCAGCGGCAGCAAAATCTCAAGTGCCCGCATGGTGTTGTTCAGGCTGCTGGATTTCTGTGCCCGTGCCAGCGGCGACACATATTCGATGTCAATATCACGCCCCTGCAAAATCTCTGGAGGCGTTGCCAGCATGTCGTTGCGCAACATCAGCGCAAAGACACGGTCAATCAGCGGGCGAAGCATCTCGTTCATGAGCCTGCCCAGCACAGGGCCAATGACCCTCATGCGCTCTTCCTGCCTTTGAACCACCTCTGTCGCAGTCATCTGCGGGGAGCCAGCGGTTAGAATCTGGTCAACATAGAACGCCTGACGAATGGCAGCGCGACGTTGCTCTTCCATGTTGAGGCCAATAGGAATGTTGGCACCTGTGTTCAGCGGCGTAATCGTGTCTCGTGAGCCAGAACGGAAGAAGTTCAGGCCACCCGGCTGGGTGCGGATAGGCAGCAGGAAGCCGTCATCTGGCACCAACAGCGGCGGGTCAATCTGCTTTTGAGCCGCTTGAATAATAGTTTTTGACATAAGATTCAACATCTTAACGTCAGGCAGCGCTGTCATCGCAGGGCTGCGGCCCATCACTTCGCCGGTAGCTTTCAAGAAGCGTGGCACCACATAAGGCAGTTCTTCAAAGCCGCCCTGTGAAATCTCCATGCCGGTAGCCTTGCAGACATACAATGACATGAACGGCATGTTCATATTGTCCGGCGCGGTTACGTCCCGGTCTTTGCGCGGCATGACAGCATGGAGGATTTCCACCTCTTCGTCGCCGTTCTTTTCATGCCTCTTGCGGATGAAGTCACCAACACGCTCAAGGCCAAAGCGGTCAACAGCCTGGTTCGCCGTCATCCTGTACAGCCGGTAGACCGTGTTCACCATGCCGTACTGGTCTTCCTGAACGTAATATTCAGAAATGTGGCGGGTGCTAAACCTAAGATTCTTGCGGTCCATCTCGCAGAACATGCAGGCTGTGCCAAACACAACCAAGTCCACATACGCTTCATGCACCTCAGTCTCGAAGTTC